CCCTGCACGACCTCGTTGTTGCCGCCGCCGTAGAGGATAGCGCCTGCCGTCAGCGTCATCGCCTCCAGAGCCGTCGAGCCCGGGTTGACGCGCACCAGACGGCCGCCCGTGCTGGTGAGGGAGGGCATCTTGTCGAAGGAAGACTGAATTCTGGTGAATTCTGAGCGTATGACCGCCGAGGAGCCTGACGAACCCGTCGCTGGACTGCCGTCCACGGAATAAAAGTCGTTCGCCATGCTCCTCCTCTATCTGATTTGTCTGCGCGGTGTGTAGTTGATGACACCGCCAGTGATGCTGAATGGTGAAAAATAGTCGCCGACTGAAGTGATGGCGAGACTGATGTTCTCGGCTTCCCCGGTGATCTCAACGGTAGAAGGAGCAAGCGTGACGCCGTCCCAGGTGAAGGCATCCCAGGTGAAGGCATCCCAAAAGACGCTCTGCAGATTGCTGACGACAGTAGCGGCATCGGGTTGAATGACCGAACTCAAGCCGTAACCCAGGCTGTAGCCGAAGCTGAACTCCGTGTATCCGCTGCCGTTCACCTCGAGTGCGCCGTCGCGATATCCCTTGAGCGTCCTGACGCCGTGCGAGAAGTTGTAGGCCAGATTGATGTAGGCCTCGATGTCCTCGCCGTCGAATGACGTTCCGCGGTCCATCTGGAACACGAAACCGTCGTCACCTCCGAAGAAACTGACCTCCGAGCCGTCGTTCTTTCTGCCGTGCCAGGCACAGCGCACGGTGTGGGCGAAAAGGATCGGCATGAGGCCGATCGGCTTCTCGCCGACCATCGTCATGTAGAAGCCGAAGTTGTTGGTGAAGAAGATGCGGTACTGCGACAGGTCGCGGCTGATCGACGATGCGATGGCCGTCGTCTTCCATTGCGTGAGGAGCGTCTTGACGCTGTTCGAGAGTACGCCGGACACGAAGTTACCGAATCGCTGCGTCGTCGCGAGATCCGTGATGCCCTGCTGGTCGAGAAACGTCGGCTGCACCAGACTCTGAATCGTGTAGGCCACGGCGCCGATCTCGTCGCGCTGCGGGATCAACTGGTAGTCGCTGTCTCCGGTTCCATAGAGGATGGAGACGCGGCCGGTCGTGAAGATGGCTAGAGCTCCCTGCGTCGTGGTGCCGGGCAGCACTTGGAATCCTGTCGGGTCGTCGCCTATTGCGATCTCTGCGGCACCCGTGATGATCGTCCACTGGTAGGGGAAGCCCGGGGCTGAATGCTGGATCGAGCCGCCGCGGAACCCTAGAAATAGCTGGTAGAGGTGATCTTGGATGTGGGTGGGCTTGTCCGTCACCATGCCAGTGCTGATCGGGACCGTGGTCGTTCCGTCGAACTCGTGCGCGCGATTGACGCCGTCGACCCAGTAGACTCGCTTCGTGCTCGTGCTGCCCGTGAAGTTCGAGATCACGGCCTCGAAGCGGCCGTCTGGGAGCAACGTGATGGCAGTCTGCACGCCAGAGAGCGTGAGAGCGCCGCCACCAGTCGATGTCGCCGCACCAGCCGCGAAGTTTCCGCCAGCGCGACCGGTCAAGATCAGGCGACCCGTGTTGACGCCGGAAGCGAAGGTTCCGGTCTGCAGCACCACGCGCGCAATGGTAGCCGTGACGCCGCCTTGCGTCAGCGTGTCGCCCTCGTCGACCGACGTGTTGGCATTGGTGAACGAAATTTCTTCGCCGAACGCAACCAGGCTCCAGCCAGCGGCCGTGGACTTGTAGAGCGCCGCGGCGGTGCCGCCCGCATTGTTCCGGAAGGCGTAGTTGACGTCGTTGTAGAAGAAGCCGCCGAGGGTCTTCCCTGAACCAGGGACGGCCGCGACCAAGGTGCGGTAGTAGTCCGCCGCCAGGTTCTTGTACTGGGCGTCGAGTTTTGCCGTGCCTGCGCCACCGATAGTACCGGCACCGCTCGACACCGCTATCGTGCCGGCCCCTACGTTCAGGTTTTCGGCTTGAAAGGTGCCTGTCGTCGCCGTCAGAACGAAGTACGTCGCCGTTATGGCGAGGATGATGCCTGTCGCGCCCGACGTCGCGCCATGGAGCGTATTGCCGACCGCGCCGCCAGTGATGGCGGTAGCCGCCAGGATCGTGTACTGGCCGTCAGAAGGCGCCGCCTGACCGTCTGAGCGCTCGTAGCCAGCGATGCGCCTGTAGCCTCCGTAGATGCTGGCCTCGAAGTTCTGGGCCGCCCTGCAGCGGCCCGGCTTCAACTGGAAGGGCGGCGTGACGACATCGAGGCCGCCGGCCAAGATGATGGCCTCCGGGATGACCCGCGGCGCTACAAATCCCTTTCTCATGCCAGCGGAGCAGCCACAGCGACCGGAGGAAGCTGATCGGACTCAAGTTGCCGCATGAGCTTCATGCCATCACGCTGCCCGCGCTCCAAGACCTCCGTAGCCGCGTGGAAGAGGCCGTACTTCTTCATCGCCTGGAAGACGATGAGTTGGTCGAAGTCCTCGGGAAACTCGGCTGTGTCTCCGTCGGCAGCAAAGACCTTCGCCGACATCTGGTACTCGCCCGTGATGGTGTTTATGGCGTCGGGCTTTGGGCCGAGGACGAGGTTGTTCTGCGGGTCGATCGTGACGTGGATGATCGGGCCGTTGTTCTGGGTGCCGATCCTGTAGATGGAGAGGAAGTACGGCCAGTCGATCCACGACATCCAGCCTTCCGAAGACACCCCGGTCGCCGTGATGTAGCGCTTGATGTTCATGGAACCGGCGTCGTCGAACGGCCACCAGCGTTTGAAGCGAGTGAGCGGCAGAGCAAGGCGCGTGTCCGTGCAGACCGTCGGAGCGTAGCTATCCGTCCCGACCACGGTGTTCACGGTGAACCGCGACCGCATCCACTTCCAGTTCGTGTGCTTGTTCTGGATCTCGGTATGGGCGTCCTGGACCCACTTGACCAACCTCGCCGCCTCGCCGACCTGCCCTGTAGTGGCAGAGACGGCGGAGGCGTTTCCCGTGACGCCAGCTTCTAGGGCGAGATCGTTCACGAGTTGGAGGAAGGTCTTGTGGGCCATGATTTATACCGGTGTGTCGATAGGTGCCTCTGTGGTGTTCGCGTGGTAGATGTGTCTGAAGACGTTGAGGAAGGCCTGGCTGTCGTCGGGCTGGAAGAATCGCTTCTGGACGTCCACGCCGCGAACGAGCTCGGCGGTGAGCGCCCGGTAGTCGTCGTTCTGCATCTTGAGAACAGCCTCGACGTACTCAGGAACGCTCTTGCAGACCATCGACTCTGGCAGTCCTGCCCTGCGAATCAGGGCCGTGTCCGACATGGAATGCGGCTCCGTTCCGAGCATAGAAAGCGAAGGAAGCCCGAGGATCATTGAGTCGATCATCGAGTTGGTGCCACCGAACGGAAAGCTGAAAAGCGCGAGGTCGCACTTCGCCATGGTCTCCATGTACTCGTGGTATGGCTGCGACTGCTGGACAGTGACGTTCGGCAACAGGCGCGACATTTCGTTGAGGAAACTGTACATGCCGACGCCGTTGACGGCAGCAAAGAAGTGGAACTCGATCTTCTTCTCGGCACGCCGGCAGACTTCCTGCATGGCCTGGACGAACGGCCACGACACCTTGACCTGCATGGCACTGACGGCTATCCGCATCACGTTCCCACGTCGTGGCGTGTGCCGAGTTGTGATCGGCTGAAACTCGGTCGGTCTTACCGTGTTCGGCGGCAGCGTGATGATCTTTTCGGCGAAGCGATCGACGTTGAACGTGTCGGCCTCGATGATGCCGTAGTCGATCACCGGAGAATGCGTGGTCGCCGGGTGCCCGTAGGACATCATCTGAATCGGCGCCAGACGCAACGACGCCATGGCGATGACCCATACCGACATGCCGATAGACGGGTAGTAGATGATGTCCGGCGCAATCGCCTTGATCTGCTCGGCGACGGACGACAGCACCATGTTGTCGGCGTTGACCTGAATCCATTCGTCGAAGATCGCCTTCGCCTCGGGCTCGCACGCCATTGGCGACATGCCGACGACGTGGAAGTCCTTGCGCAACTGCGCGATCGACCTGGCGTAGGACCTGTACATGGCGTGGTAGCGGTGCCACCACTCGAAGCAAATCACCACCTTCGGCTTCGCCTTGCGCACGCGCGGACCGGCGGTGACTTCCTCGACCTTGAGGGTGTTCCGCATGATTCCGTGCAGGGTCTTCTTGAGGAAGTGCTTGTCCTTGCTGTGCCCGTAGGAGCAGTGCATGTAGGCACCCGTCATCGTGTTCAGGAGCGAACTCGGGATGACGCAGTTCTCGAAATACTGGTAGCACGCCAGCAATTTCTCGCGGCGCTCGTCGCCGGCCGGATTGAAGACCTGGCCGTGCCCCACCAGAGAAAGCCAGAGACCCAGTGTCTCCTGCGGGTGTTCCTTGAAGATCGTCGCGTAGTCGAAATTCAGGCTCGAATTGATCGACTGCAGCAACAGGAACTTGTTGACGTGCGGCGTGGACTCCGTTAGCAGACTGACGTGAAAGTCGGAGTTCGCGTAGACCGACGCCTGAAAGATCGTGTCGATCACGTTTCGCTCGTTGCAGAGCGAATGGAACTGGTCGGCCGTGAAGTTGACTTCCGGCTTCATGAAGTAGGCGATGATCGCCGAGGCGAGCCGCGTGTTGAGCGGCTGCGACATGGCGTGTTGTTGGCCGTAGCCGCCTCCTTCACGGAGTGCCGAAAGGCACCCCATGAGCAAAGGAAGCGGATCGGCGTCGCCCGTGTAGACTGCGCGCTCGAATGGCTCGAGCGCGGCGTGCGCTGGAATTTTCATCCTAGCCCTCTGCCAGGATGGACTTCAGCCAGTCGATGCCTCTCGGGTTTGCGTCGTTGTGCACCGTGAACGGGTAGCGCAACGCCGTGCTCTCCGGGTAGACGTAGGTCTCGTCTCCGCCGTCGAGCATGATTTTCTGGTTGCCGAAGCTCGTCATCTTGGCGCGAGCCAGGACTTCTACGAACTTGCGTTTCACCGGTTGCCGTCTGCCTCTGATGAAGCGTTGCGGCACGCCGTTGTTGTAGACCTCGACGATCGGCTCGGCGTTCTTGTCCGATGTCGTATGAACGGTCACTTCGACGATTTCCTCGTTGAAGGCCATGTCATCCGCCCACGCTTGGTCGATGACCCTGTCGACGGACTCGATGATTTTGGGCTGCATTTCGGCGGCGCGGGCTTTGTCCGGGTTCGATGGACCCCTGACGAACTGTCTCACGCTGTCTTGTCCGACCTTCTGTTCTGCCGCTTCCAATTCTTTGCCTCTCAAACGTGGCACTGGACTCTCCGAAAAAGAAA